ATTCCTTTTAACATTTCAGCGTACAGTTGTGCTTCGTTTGCATCGTTGACTAACGTGTCAGGATCAATATCTTGTGCAATTGCAAGTTCTCTTATCAAGTTTGGTATCTTTATAAAAGGTGCAAGCATAGGGTTAGATACAGTTTGAAGCAGTGCAGTCAGTCTTTGTGTACGCACTTCTTTTTGCATAACTGCTGCAACTCCACGAGGTTTTATTTCTAGATCCCCTTTGATCTCCCCTAAATTATCATTAAACTGCATGTTCCATTGAAACAAAGATTCGCCCAACGGTTTGAGTAAATGATCGTCTATATTCTTGATAACTGTTTTCATAGCCAGTCCTGCTGATCCCATCAACATAGATAATCCTGCAGCAGTTCTACCAGTGCCAGTCACGCCTGTTTGTCCGTGTAATATGGATGGTATGCCTGTATCTTCATCTGCAAGTTGTCGTGATATCTGGTACATTTGTATGTTCTCTGGTGCAGTGTTTGGAAACTTTAGTCCGTTAATCGCTGTGCCAGTTACACCAGACTGTCGTCTGAATATCTTACCGGGGAATATATCCATGTTTTGACCGGGTACTAAGCTTGCTTCGTCTACATCAAATACAAGATTACCTGCAAGTGCTAAGTTATCAATAGCCATACGGTAGTGTCCGTTCATCAACTTCTGCGAGTATTCCATGTTCTCTGCAACACCAACACCCCATATCTGATATGGATCTATTTCAAATGGAAATGCTTGGAATGGTAATCGTGCAGGTGTAAATGGATTAGCAACACACCTGATGACCATACCACCACACACCCAAACGTTGACTTGTAGTTGATCAAACTCTGACATCTCGTTGGCATTTTCCATACCAACTTCACCTGCATATTTTTTGTCTATGACTCCCCAATACTCAAGAACTTCATATCTGTTTTCTTGGTAGTATGGTTCAGTGTCATCTTCACGAATAGTATCTTCGTAGTATTTGTCCTCGTAGTTAGGACCTTTTGCAAGACACTCTTCGATAGCTGACGCATCAAAGTATGGTCGTTTGATTAAACCACGAAGCTGTTGTCTGTTCATACGATGTCGTTGTATGACATACTCACAATCTTCTATACTTGTTGCAGATGGATCAGGATGAAAATCCCACAACGATACATACTCAATACGTGGCATTGTTTTTTCGTAAGGACTGTAAACTTTTTGTCCACTATCAGGATCTATCTCCCAGTTGTGAACACGCTTGTAAAAGTTTAGTGGACCTTTGACTATGCCTGTTCCAAGTAATGCTGATTCAAATATAGCTTTACGAAAGACGTTTACTGCGTTACTATCGGTTAGTTGATCATGGATGCACTTCTCCATGTTCATAGCCATCTTTTGTGCAGGTTTAAGTTGTGGCTCACCAAGTCGTGCAGGACCTGATGCTAACATGTCAGGAAACTCGTTGCCGTACGTTCCTAACTTATGAGGTTCACTTGCTTGCATAGCTCCGGGGGGTAGCTCTCTGCCATCACCCTCAAAGCCGTATGGATCAGATGGTTGTTCGTTTTCATCCAACGGTGTTTTCATGTGAGCAAACTCTTCAATACCTTCAGGCATTGGAGTTGGTTCTACTACCAGTGGAAACTTTTTGTTGGTAAAAAGTATGTCAACTATTTGTCCGTACGCAGCAAGAACTTTAGTTTTGGTTATTTTTATAAATACTTTAGATCTTTCAGAATCACGATATTGAGTCGTTGAGTCATATATACCTTTGAAGTTTTTATAAGATTGTAACCACTTTAGTTCGTGTGAACGTCTGCCGTTCTCTGCATCTTCAAATTTGGCTTTGACGTAGCCTGCCAATCCGGGCATCTGATCGTCAGGATTTTGGATAGGTACAGGTGTATCATCGTCAGGTTGAAGAAAACTTTCATCAGCCATGATTTATCCTTGATTAGAAGTAGTTTCTATCTTCAGCCATTGTATTAAAAGAAGCTTCAACGGTTGGTTTTGTCTGCTTCTTTGGCATGTCAACTTGCAACGCATCTTGATCTACTTCAGTAGTAAACTCAAGACCTTCTCTATATAGATTAGTAGAACCTTGAGCATCATCAACTGATACTTTATCTGATCCCATTATATAGGCTGCACCTTGATTAAGATTCTCTGCCATTTTATTCTCCCATTTGGTTTTGGTTTATAAATCCCTCTTGAGGGGGTGGTGTAACTGATGTGTTTCTTTTAACTCTATCAGCTAATCTCTGCTTTCTCGTAATATTCATTTGTTTTTGTTTTTCAATATCAAGACCTATCGTTTCAGGTAATCCTTTTTCTCGTGCTTTTTTAACAAATGCACCTGCTGTGTCTGCATCAGAAGCCGATATGGGTAATAGTTCAGAAGCACCGTAAGCAAACGCTGTTGATGGTGCAACTCCTCGTCTTAACATTTCAGCAGTAACTGCAATTCCTGAAACGACTGGTATTTTTTTAGCAATAGATATTCCAAATTTAGCTAACTTGTTTATAAGTTCTTTTGATGGTTCACCATGCACTGTCTGTATATCAGGTGCTTTATCCTGAACAGGTGATTTAAAATAATCTGAAAATCCCTCTGTTTTTTCTGTTATTCTAGGAACTTTACCTGATAAATCATATCCATATTTTTTAGCTGAGTCTGCAAATATATTCCCTATCTTATTTGCATTACGTGCATCAACACCGTCTGGATCTATTGCACCCGGAAAGTCAACTTTATATTTTATTAAATCACCAACTTCATCCATTTTAACTGAAGTTAAACTTCTTCCTTGAAGATAAGCTATTCTACCTTCCCCACCTACAATATTTGCATTAAATGCAAGCTGTGTGTGTAAATTTCTTATTAAAGGTGATCCTGTTTTTCCGGGAGCATCATCTAAAGGAGCTAGACTATTATAGTATTTTTTCTTTTTTTGATCATACAATATGTTTTCAACTTTTACTCGTTTTAACAAAGCTGTCATGTCAGTTGAAGTAACCTTTTTACCATTAGGCTTTACAAAAAAATGTTTTACTCCATTTATTTCTTTTACTTTATTGTTTTTAATTCTGTCTTGTAATATTGAATCAGCTAACGCACCTAATGGAACACTGACACTTTTACCTTTAGCACCTTTTGCTTCTGCATCAATATAGATGGACATGTTTTCAGGAAAATAATCTCCAATTCGTAATCCTGCTGCAGCGTTTGCTCTAAGTCCATTTTGTATGTTAAACAACAAGGCATCTGCCACAGCTTCCAACTGAGGATTCTTTTTAAATTCTGCTATTTTTACAAACAACTCATTTAATTTTGCTTTATTGGGATTAACAGCCACAAGAGATACAGGTTTAGGCGGCTCTTTTATTTCAAATATTCTTTTATTTACTACTGTATTTGTTTTTTCATCAGGAAGATACTGATACATATTGTCTTTAGGGCCTATAACACCTTTCAAGTCCACACCAACTAAACGAATACTTTTCATAGGACCTATAAGTCCTGATCCTTTATCTAAGCCATCTTCTATATTTTGTAATTCTTTTGCTTTAAAACGTTTACCTGCTAATGTTCTACCATCATCATCAGGTCTAAACAAATCTAAGGCTGATCCGGGTTTGTCAGCCACATCTTTAAATAGCTTCAAACCTTCAGTTACAAACTCAGGACCTCTGCCTTGTCTCGATTGATAAGTTTCTAAAATTTCTCTCAGAGTAGAGTCTTTTGTTATTTCTGCCATTTGTTAATATCCAAATGTTTGGTCTTGCATTTGATAGACCTGATTCTTGATGCCACCAAGCGTTTTATGAATCGACACATATCCTGTCATCCTTGTCATTAACATATATCGCAGTGCATCGTATGCGTGATCTTCTGCCTTTGTGTCCACATCCTCTGCATTTGTTTTGCTAAGAGGTATACCTGAAAGTTGTTTGATAAGGTTGACACAATTCGGAAATATTCGTAATCTAGGTTCGTCTGTTCGTGGATCATCTGCAAGCCTACGATGTATTTCCATTTTACCTTGCAGTCTGTTTCTGTCCGATGGTGTCCAACGTACGCCACATCTCATCATCGTCTCTGCTATTGATGGGCCGAACCCTGTCTTGTTCCAACATGATGAGTCAAGCACTGTATAGTGTGGTGTCGGATCTTCTTGTTCTACTTGTAGTATTCTATCGGCTAGTTGCTCTGCTGTCAACTGTTTTACGTACAGTTCACGATAAACCCATATATTGTTATCCCAGTCAATAGCACCCCACAGGACACAAGAAGGACTCGCATACCCATAGTCAGCGGCACGTATTCTGGGGAAATTCGGTGGAAGCTCGAA